TTTTCTCTGTCGTTAAACTCGACATTTGCAACTTTTACTGTAAATTCTCCAGCTCCTAAAAAGTCCCCACCTTTCATGAATGCCTCTTGATTAGTTCCTTGAATGTATTGTGTTCTACCAGTGATTTTCATAATTTTTATACCGTCCTTTTAATTAATTTTTAATTACCATTTCTAATTGCTTGTACAACATCGTTAATACTTGGATTAATGAAACGTTTGTTGTTAATTTTGATGTTGCTTGAGTGTCTTATCTTTGTCTCGAATAAATTTGATGGTTCAGCGTTAAGTACATATTGATAAGTTTTTTCGCCGTCTTGCTCATGTTCTTCTATTGTCATTCTTGCTAACACGTCAGATTGACTGATGACTGCTTTTTTTATTTGGTCTTGTGCCTCTATCGTGATTGTTGGATTGATAGTACTTCCCTCATCATCTTTGTCTTTGTTAATGCCCTCGTGTCCGCTTATAGCAAGATGAAATTGATAATGTTCTTGTAATTTAGAAATATAACGATAAATACTTACAATGCGTGTAGCACACTCGCCCCAATCATTAAATGTCGGTTTCTTTGATTTACCGTCCATGATGTCGTCCATAGTGATATCACGTAACTTTTGGATTGTTTCAATCACTAAAACATCAATTTGTTTTCCGTTTTCTCTTAGTTGTTCAATAATTTTAGGCAGCATTTTAATCACTGCACTAAAATGCTTATAATTCTTAATCTGCACAACTGCCCCATCTTCTGTTACCGTTGTTCCGTCCTCATTTATATCTAGTACTAAGGCATTGTTATCTTTTGTTAAAAACGTAGTTTTACCAGTACCGAACTTGCCGTATATCGCAAATTTATAAAACTTGTTTGCATTTTGTTTGCTGATGTCTTTTACACCTAGTTGCGTTAAAATATCGACATCTTGATTAGTTTGTTCAGTCATGTTCTACCTCCTCGTACTCAATAGTTTCTGTCACTGTTTTCTTGATTGCTTTGTGATAATCCATATTGATACTCGCTTCTTCCATACCGTTAAACTCCCTAGCTCTATTTCTATTTGTGGAGTAACTAACATCTGAATTATTATCAGTTGGTTTGTTAGTTATATAAATTGGCATATCCCTATGACGGATGATGTAAGTTACAGTCTGCTTCATAGCGACCTCCTACCATTTCATGACTAAGTTAATTAGCCTGTCTCTTTCGTCTGTGTTCTCTTCAATCCATTCATAAATAGATTGATTTAATATGTCTAATGCTGTGTATAGATCATTCTCATCTGTTATATTTATACCGTCGATAAACTTATCTTCTAAATCTAAGATATTCACCAGAATGCTGTGGTCCTTCTTCTTAACTGCTAATTTAAAATCAAATCCGTCTACATTAATTACCTTCTGACATACATCGCCTATTTCGTAATACATCTTGACTTCCTCCGTTTTTCGTTTTATATTGAACGTGAATTAATTTTGCTAATCGTTTGTCTCTGTTACTTGTTGGCGCAAGTAGCAGTTTTTTTATCTTATTATCAGAGATGCTTCATAAATTGTGCCTTTTGGTTCGCCCGGCACTACTATTTGGCCGACCATTAAATATTGATGCACTCTTCTTCTGGATGATTTCTTAAGTTTTAAATTGTGTAATACTATGTCTCCAGTATGTCTATCTAAATATTCAACAAGATAATTTCTGTTCTGAGCCGACATGTAAATATGCGGGTTGTTGTACTTCTTTCTATATTCAGTGATCGTTTTAACTTCATCATCACTTAAAACAGCTTGTTCTGCCTTTCTTTCCCATTCCACACTAGGTTTAACGTATTCTTCAAACCAAGTCATTTAATCATCCACCCCATAAAAGTATTCCTTATAGAATATGAATGTTGCGATACTTGCGAATCCCGAAATTGACCATGCTGTAGTGAAGTATAGAAACGGCATGAGTACAATCGCTAAGACTGTGAAGCACAATACTGCTAATAAGTAGCTTTTATAAATGTTGCTCATTTCATATCCTCCTAATACCATTTTTTATGCTTTCTGATCAAATACTCTTCCAATTTAGAAATATTAATCAGAGTGCCTGTTGGTGAATAATCAATGTATAAATTTTCTACACCTAAATTATCTTTGCGGTAATATTTCAACCAGTTGTATACTGTACTTCTACATACTCCAAACAATTGATGGATTTGTGTAGGTGTTGCGTATAACTTTTTCACAAATTTTTCTTCGCCTCTATATGTGTTTTCTGGTGTTGGTGGTACTATGATTTTTGGCATTTCTATCTTTCCTTTCGTGTATAATGTTGTTATTTGCTAATAGTTTGTTCGGCGAACTTCAAAAGGCGACGAGCAGATTCAGTAGAATTTTCAGCATCTTTCGGTATGGTTAAAGATTTGTTGTTTAGATAGTCACTCAACGCCCTGCTACTAATCACAGGTTTTCTAGTGTGCTTCTCAATCTTCCAAACCTTCCACGTCACAACTGCCATTGTGATGAGGAGGGTTGTTTTACACAATTTGTTCACTGTGAATCCTCCTTAAAAAACAAACTTCTAAATCCTGATTTTTCATATCTACCGGGTCTGCCTTTTTCACTCTTTGCATAATGCTCTATGTTTATGTCGTAACCACCTTCGTAATTTCCGTTTCTAGTTACCCATAAAAATTTAACTACTCGTTTGCTCTTCAGCTCTCCACCTTTATAAATGACTAATGGAACGCTGTTTTCATCTTTCACTTTGATGACAATTAGATCTTTGTGTCTGATATTTTTGTTGAACTTTTTTAAAATCTCCCTCATCTCATGAATTTTTTTCAATATTAATTTCATTACTTTTTGAATGTTCATTTGTTATATCTCCTTTCGTGTATAATGTTGTTATCAACCTAAGGAGGTGATGTGTGTGAATATCTCAACTTTTTTAGTACTACATAAAGCCTGTAGCAAAGAAAAAATAAAACTATCTGATCAGCATAAAGACTTTGAATACATGCTTCGCAAAGAATGGATTACTCAAGTTGAGAACGACCTCGAAATTTTTGAAGATTCTTCATTCTCGATTCTGTATATGAAATACAGTGGTTACGTGTCTATAACATCTAAAGGTAAAGATGTTTATTTTTCCGCGCGCAACAGCTGGATTAGATGGATTCTTGGTACAATCATCAGTATTTCTATAGCAATTGCATCACTAGTAATAAAAGCGTTACTAGAATGCTAGTTGCACAAATCAAAGCTACGCATGGGATTAAATCTACTATCCAAACCCTTTTTTGATTAGGCTCATTTAAATATTTATACATATTAAATAGCTTTTCTAACTCGTCATTACTGATGATAGATGTTGAATTTTCTTTATGTTTAAGTGTTTTAAGAATTAGTAGTTCTAACTTTTCTTTGATTGGTTCACTCATTTGTTACATCTCCTTTCGTGTATAATATTGTTATCTCCTACAGAGAGGAGGTAAGGAATCTATATAAAACCTGTTATCATAGAATCGCGGACAGAACACCGAAAATCAGAGCCACAAGTGACAGAGTTAACATCAGTAAATAAGGTAAGTGCTCTTTCCAACCCCAAGGATGGTTTTTTAAAGAAGTTTTTATATCATTTAAAATCTTAAACATTTGAAATCCTCCTTTTTCGTCACTCTTTAATTGGAGTGGCGTTGATTTTTTTGTCTAACTTTTTCAATGCTAATTTGTAAATAACTGAAGCATGTTCGGTTTTAAAATGAGATTCAGCAATAATTTTCAATGTTTCTAATTTATTTCTTGCATCACCGTATGTGGTACTTTCTGATAGAACACCTTCTAAAATTTGTTGAACTCGATAATCTAAAAGTTTTAAGTCTTTATTGATGCATTGTTCGACACACTCTTCTTTGGTTAATGTGATTTGTTCCATAGTGTTCTCCTATTAAGATGTTTGTTTTTCTCCTAAAAACTTATTAACAAAGTATTGTTGTCCTTTGCCTGTTACTTTTGGCGTCTTACTAATTGATGTGTGACCGTCCGAATGTGTGATTGATGTTTCTTTAATTTCGAATAACTCACGTTCCATTGAATACTGTGTAGGCATGTTATAATCCACACCCTTGCGTTTAATAAGGAATCCGTTTTGACGTAACCACTCAAACAATCTGCGTTGCCCGATGTTTACACCGTTTTGTTTAATGATCTTTGCTAACTCTCCAACTAAAATTGATGTCTTAGTAGTAGCTACTGCATCTGCAAATACAATTTTTGGTTTATCACGTTCAATCTTTGTTTCTAATTGATTGATTGTGTTGTTAGCAATTTTTAAAGCACGTTGCATAATCATTTCTGGGCTATTCCATGCTTTTTCAACTTGGATGAAGTACTCTCTAAAATCAAAACCTTTTTCTGTACCTGACATCATTGCAACATGTTTAGCTACATCAAGTGTTAAAGCATAATCTTCTAGTTGTCTTACAGCTCCGTTATTAACAACCGTACTTGTAAGTACACTTGTAAAATCCCTATTTTCTTTGAAATGCTTCAAGTTAATTTCTGCCCAAGCGCTAAAACGCTTTTTAACTTCCAAAGCTTTATATAACTCTCTTGCACTTATTGCGATTTCTCCATTTTCTTTTTCTTGAATATTGAACATTTCTCCTATGTTCGATTTTGTTTGTAATGCTTGCATATTGTTTATGCTCCTTTCGTGTATAATGTTGTTATCAACCTAAGGAGGTGATAAGTATGAAACTTCTAGTTACTTTAAAGGATGGTTCAAAAAAACATGTTTCGGATTTAAAGAAAATTGTTTTTCCAGGATATGAAGGAATTGAAACTGTTACAAAAGAGGAAATCGAAACATTTTTTCTAGACCCTACTAAAACTTATGTGTTTGTTGGATCTCAAACTCTAAGTGTGGAGGCAGGGCAAATCCTTACCGTTGAATTTAGCTAACCTTTTTCAACAACTCTGCAACTGCTCGCAACAGTTCAGGGTTGTTGTTTCTTTCTAAACAGTAACTAGCATGCTTGAGTAATTTGAGTTTTAATTTATTTTTTTCTTTCGCAATTCTAAATTTTTGTAACATTTGTAGTTCCTCCTTTATTCGAAATCTTCAATTGACAAGGTTTCAATTCGTTTTTGGTAACGATATAAATAAAAGTTCTTCAACATGTCATACATTCTGCTAGCTTCATCGTATTCACTCTCTTTTAAATCAGAATTAAGCGTTACACCAAAAGCTGATAATGTAAGTTTTCTAATGTGGTCATGAATTTCACTAGCGTATGCTTTGTAATTTTCATAACATCCTATTCCGTGTTGATATTTCTTCAAAGATAATGGATGTCCTAAGCCGAGATTGTCAGCACCTCTTAAACGTTCTGTATAAGCAAACTTTTTATTAATTTCATCAAAATCGTTATGGCTGATTCTTACTTTGTTGAAAATTGAACCTGAACTGATTGGTTTCTTGCCATTTATAGCCTCTCTAACTTCTTTTGCTATAATTTCTTTCAACTCTTCTTTGGTTAATGTGATTTGTTCCATAGTTTCCTCCTGTTACGACATTTGTACAGGTTTCTGTACATTTTGTTCAAAAAAATATCTACCTACTTTTGTTGGTGGGATTTCTAATAATTCACAGATTCGTTTTATTTCCCATTGTGTAAATAAATTTTTTCCTTGCAACTTGTGATTAATAGATGTCCTTGAAATAGGGATTGCGTTCGCTAAAGAACTTTGGCTATATCTATACTCTGCCATTCTTTCGTACAGCAAACTATAATCGAAATTGTATATCATAAACTCACCTCCCTTCTTGTTCGGTTTTCTGTACAAATCAATTAAAACACCTTTGTTCAAATAAGTCAACACATAAAATACATTTTTCTGTACAATATTTGTTAAAAATTATTGATAATCGTCATTGTACGTAGTATTATGTTCTTAGGAGGTGTTCAGAAATATGAACAGTTTTAAGGATAGATTAAAGCAAATTATGTCTGAACGGAAGATATCTCAATCAGAGCTATCAAGAAGGACTGGTATTGGTAGAAACTCAATTAGCGATTATTTAAACGGAAAATATGAAGCGAAACAAGACAAAGTCTTTGAACTAGCAAAGGCTTTAAACGTTAACGAAGCGTGGCTTATGGGGTTTGATATTTCTAAGAATAGAAAAATTGAAAATAACGACATCACTTCCATATACAGTAAACTCACGCCTCCAAGACAAAGCAATGTACTAAAATATGCGACTAATCAATTAGAAGAACAAAATAATGACAGTGATAATCTGGTAGATTTCAATTCTTACATTCAAGAAAAATCCGAAGTGGATATATATGGTTGTGCGTCAGCTGGTATTGGCGAAAGATTATATAACGAGCCTATTTCAAAAGAATTCGTAAGAGGTTATGTCCCCGCACATGATATAGCTTTAAAAGTAAATGGAGACTCAATGGAGCCGTTATTTAAAAACGGACAAATTATATTCATTGAAAAATCTCACACTATCAAAGATGGACAAATAGGCGTCTTTATTATAAATGGAGATGCTTACGTAAAGAAAGTTTATGTAGAAGATAATAGATTAACGTTGGTTTCTTTAAATAAAAAGTATAAAGATTTATATTTTTATGATAACGAAAGTGTGAGGTTAGTTGGAAAAGTTATTTTATAGGAGGTAGTAAAATGAAACCTAGAAAGCAAGATGAAAAAATATTATCAGATCAATACAGTTACTTTGAACCAATAATCAGCGACAGTTGCGACATAAAATTCGACGAAAACAAGAGGAGAATGGGTTCTATATTCATTTCACATGAAGAGATTTGTTTTATAAGGAAAGAAGAAGATTATATATTCAAAATCTCATTATCAGAGGTGATAGATTATAACACTGTTGTTACTATTTGGAAAAACCAAGCTTTTTTAACATTAAACGATAATAGAAAATTAACAGTTTATTTCGTAACAAACTCTCCTTTAACAGGATTCATCTCAATTTTAAAAACTTATATGCAATTATCTAAGAATAAGGAAACAATTATCTCGAATGATTGTCTACCTATTAATGATGATGAACAAACTAAAGTTGAAATTTTCGACGTCGTAGGATTAAATTATGAAGGTCGTAGAAAAGAATTAAAGAAACTTATCAAGAAAATGAAAAATAACGACGATTTCTTTTTCTTATATAGTGATTTGAAAGGAAATGAACTTAAAGAAGAATTACTTTATGAAGACAAGGTGTATGAAATTTCTGATTACGAGGTTATTCCTGGTGTATTTTTACAAAAAGAACCGGATAATCCTTATGATGAAAACGCGATAAAAGTTATGATTTCAAATGAATACTCTGAATTTCACGTTGGATATGTACCTAGAGAGTATGCTTCAAGATTAGTCAATCATATGGACAACATCGTTTCTTGTAACGCATATATTAATGGTGGTAAGTATAAAACTTTAGATTATTTAGAAGAGAAAATCGTTACTAAAGAATCAGACTATGGATTACGAGTACATTTAGAATACAAAGTTTGAGATAGGTAAAGATTGTATTTTTATAAGTAATTACTATAAATAATAGAAAATTCATTTCACAGGAGGGTTTAACATGGATTTTAAAGAAGTTGACATTAACATTGAAGAGTGGGAAATGGTTGAAATCCCCTTTTATACAGAAGAAGAACTGACTTATAGATTGAACAATGGTTTACCTATAACTAAAAGTGAACTTGAAGAACAGGAGTCGAAAAAATGAGTACTTATAAAGAAATTGAACACTTACACATCAATACTGGTGGTAAAGAGCTTACTCAA